GCTTCATTGGCCCTCTTAACAGCTTCATCCATTTGTTTTTGTAATGCCTTGCGATCAATGGGTGTTAGCTCATTGGTGTTAATGCTAGACCACTTGTGTTGTTCCCCGGTACGCCAGTTGCCATAGGTGGCAAAGTAATTACCAGATAGCTCATTGCATACATACCAACCAGAGCGTTGGTTTCCCATGTCTGGTTTAACGCCAGGTATCCCACGAACAGGGACTCTGGTTACGACACCTGCGGTGTCTAGGTGATTAACAACCAAACCTTGATTGTTCATCTCTCGCATTAAATCATCTGTACTGTTGCCTTGTACGGCAAAAGTAAAATTCTTATCAATGACTAATCCTTTCTCTCCATAAAATTTAGTTAGATCCATCTCTAATTGTTCTCTCTAATTTTCCTGTCTCGGCTTGTTCATTGGCCCAATTCAGGTATTCCCTTATTGCTTTTCCAAAAAGCAACTCTCTCTTTTCTCTGCCCCATTCATGCATAACATAAGAACCTGTGTCTTTTGCTATCTCTAAATAGGTCTCTTTGGTTTGCTTGATTGCGTAGTCTAAACCTTCGTTACTCATCTGTGCAACATTCTTGAGTCTCTCACCCTCGCGCACTTTATTTAGATGGGCCATACTACACGCTCCAAACCATTTGTCGTTACCGCCATAGATAAAACCTTTCGCTGGTGCGCCACAATAAGCGCACAGCGATGGAGTTGATACTAATGGGTTAAAAAGGGATCTTGTCACCGAGATCGTCTTCTTTGTTTTCCTCTACAGGTTTAGCTGCAGGTGTTGGACTCGGTGCTTTGGCTGCCTCTACTGGTTGCCAATTCTTTCCATAGTTCTGGTCTATCTTCATGTAACGCTCGTTGTCAGGGTCTCTAATAAGCTGTCCTGAAACTGCTTTACCTAACAGCTCTTCAGTGTTCTTCATAGATGTAACACCCATGGCTTTAAGCAGCAGTTTAAGTGATATATCACCAATCTCTACAGCTTTAGGATTGTCTGATCCTAAAGTGAAAGTTGTATTCATTACAATGGTAGTACCATCGATTTCAAAATACATCTTGAGTGCTACCCAATTGTTTTTACCATTAATAATTTCATCCCCTGCAAAATGCATGGTGTATCTACCGGGTTCTAGGCTACCGCCCCCAGTTTCTGTTTCATTGGCATCGTAAGCGTTGCCATTGTTATATTGTGTCAAGTCTGTCATATCATTTTCCTATTATTAAATTAACCTGGGTCATAAGAATTATAGTCAGACAAGTGTTCGACTAAATCCTCACAATCCGCCTCTATTGAGATAAACCAATGTAATCCGTCAAGAGGCAAAGAGTTATCGTCTGGATTAATTTTATTGATATAAGCATTGAGCTTCTCTCTAATCTCTCCAAGCATAACCTTCCCCTCTTCTACATCTCCCAATTTACTCATTTGATCATTTCCTCACGAATCGTGGGCCAATCAAAATCCATTTCACTAGGTAAGCCATATCGGTTCTTGGCATGGTAGCCAGGAGCTTCCTGAGTGTAAATTTTCCTATCGCCTTGCAAGACCTGAGTGGTCATGCCGCCTTTAGCATTTTTCTTTTGCACAGAACCAGTTTTGTAATTAGCAAAGAACACACAGTCAGCGTGTTCAACCACTAAGTCAGCACTTTTTCTGTAGAGCTTGATTTGATGCTTATCGTGAGGATCGTTAGATGGATCTTCATAACGCTTAACTTCATTGTGAGCGATTTGCAAAATGGTCATGCCCTTTTCATTGCGCAGTCTGGTTAAGATGTCTAAGTAATCCTTAAAGACTACAAGTGATGCGCCATAACCTTTTCCGAATGAAGGGCTTTGGATATCAGACCAGCCATTCTCTTTGCACACATGATCATTAATCAATCTTTCTAACCAGTCTAAGCTGTCCACGACCACAGTTTTAAACTCATGTTCGTCATTTAGCAGTGCTAAAAGATATGATTCAAATTCAAGATAAGTCTTAGCAACATCAGTGTGTGGACACTCAATCTTACCAATACCATCTTCGCACTGAACAATGATTGGATTGTTCATTGTTGATGCAAAGGTTGTTTTACCAATACCGCCTTTACCATATAGGCAAATGATCGGTGGTTTCATTTTAGCTTTCGATAATACTTTATCTAGTATGCTCATTTTGCTACCTCAACTTTAGGCTCATCACCTTCAACAGCGTCTTTTAATTCGCCACTGTATTTGGCTGCTGCTAGTTGTTTGATTTCTATCTCAAACTGCAACCTGCCTAAGTCTTGTTGCAATCTAGCTATTTCTTGGTTGCATAGAACAGTTTTGTTGTATAGCAATCTGGTCTCATCAGACAGATCCTCAACCTTGTGTTCTTTGCCATTATCATCAAAGCTAAAAGTTAGCTCTTCATTTTTTACTTCGGTCATTTTACCTCTCCAAAAGTATTTTTATATTTATCACAATCTGTCTTTGCAGCACAAAATCTGCAATGGTCTCCCGCGACTCGTTGTGGGTTTTCTTCGTCACAAGCATCAGTTGCTCGTTTCAAATTGGTGGTAGCCCAACTTAATAGATTGGGCGTAGTAATTTCAAATGTTCTGATAGGGTTTTTAATTCTTGGCTGGACTATGGTCAGCTCCATGGTGATGTCTGGGTTCTCATTGCCATAGCGAATAAAAGCACCAGTGCCATAAATCATAAGTTGTTTATTCTTAACAGCTTCTACGGGCCATTTACCAGATTTTAAGTCTATAACACAAATACGATCTTCAGCTATAAGAATACAGTCAGCAGTACCAAAGCACTTATCAGATATCTCATCCATATAGACTTTCTCTTCAATAACCATGGTAGCGTTCAGCTCTTCTTTTCTTTTATAGATATATTCAACGTAAGTCTCGGCACACTTAACCATGTCTTCGGTTACTTCTATTTGGAAATCTTCAATGTCTACAACTTTACCGAGCCAATACTCTTCTAAGGTCATGTTATTGAGTCTGCCTTTTAGAAGCATCTCGCACATCTCATGGATTAAAGTACCCGTAGCTGCTGCGATATTAACTGTATATTCTGCTGAATAATTCAGATACGCACTTGCCGGGCAATTAAACCATCGGTCAGATGATGAAGGACTAAATATCGCGTGAGCCACTGTATAACACCCTAGAACCAGTTTCAAAATTTTCTACATCTTCTATGTCATAAAGGATCTTTCCTTCAATCTTGTAGTATGTAGGCCCAACTTGTTTGCCGCGCCAATTTTCCAGAGTCCTGGAGCTTCTGCCCCACCTCTTAGCTAGTTCTTTGGTGTCAATAAATTTTCTCGGTATGCATTATTCTCCCTGTTGTGATTTAACTATAGACTAATATACGCGTGTCCACTATCATAATCAAGTATTAATTAATTAGGAGATGAATATGAGTATAGATAATGCAACCCCAACACAATGGGACAATGCAAAAGATAATATGGTGGATCACCCGCCTCATTACAATGAGGGTGGCTTGGAGTGTATTGACTACATCAAGCAGCAATTAGGCGATCAGTTTCCATCTTACTTAGAAGGATCAATTATTAAGTATATACACAGGCATAAGTACAAGGATGCAAACATCCAAGACTTAGAAAAAGCCAGGTGGTACTTAAACAAATTGGTAGAGTATTACGAAAACTTGTAACGAGGTATGTATATGAATTTATCAGACTTTGAAGATCCGATCCTTGATGAAAGGAATGGTAGAAAACCTGTCTACATGGACAGTTTTTTGGTATCTGAGTTTATAAAATTTTGTCGTACAGAAAACAAAGATCCTCACTGCGTGGCTGAGTACCTATTAAAGCTAGGTATTCACACCACCAATGAGGATAATGTTTGTATAGATATTAAGAGCTTATAACTATCTATTAGATACGATGCTGTTAATGTGTTGGCTCACAACATTGGCATTGCCTATCGCCTTCTCTTTATGGATATGTGCATACCTTTGAGTGGTAGCAACATCTGAATGGCCCAATAAGTTACCAACCTCTGAGAGGTTAACTTTTTCTAATGACCATGAGGCATACGAATGTCTGATGTCATGCAGCCTAGCATCCTCGCACCCAACCTCTTTGCGTATGACATCCCATACATATCTGGGTGAGTCTATGTTAAATATTCTCTCCCCCACGCGCTCACACTTATCTAATATCTTTTGCACCCCGGGAGTAATAAAGATAATGCGATCATCGCCTGAGTGATCGGTCTTATGGTCTTTAATAATTAATGCGTTGCCTTTAATGTCTGACCACCTGGCGTTTCTAATCTCCCCCACACGCGCCCCTGTATAGATTAGCATCCATAGAAAGTTGCAACCTTGCTTGTATCTTGCTTTATGGCCCAAACGATCTAGCTGCTCGGTTATGGCGATCAGCTCCTCGTTGGTCAAATAGCGTTTGCGTTTAATCTCACGATTCTTACCAATGTTAAATGCCGGGTTGTTTTCTATGTAGCTAAAAGTAATAGCCAAATTAAACATAGCCTTGAGGATAGAGAGACACTTATTGGAAGTATAGGGGGATCTTTCCGAGATATTAAAATGTAGTGTAGCTATTTCGCCACGAATAATATCTTGGATATCTCTATCGCCAAGGGCTAATCTTATGTCGTTGTCGTAAAACTGTTTAATGCGTTTAACAGTCTTAGCACCGCGCCTGTTTAGATCTTTTGTGTAAAGATCAAATAATTCGTTGAGTGTCATACTAGATGTCATACTATCTCCCTTAGTGTATTAGCGTAGTTTAAGGGGTTTTATATATTATTGCAAATCTTTGAGTATGTCGGCGATGTTCTTGACAGCATCATTGTTTTTCATGTGTTCATCAACGATGGTTAATTGAGCCTGTTCTAAGGGTTTAGAAAAGACCACATTGCGGTGTGTTAAAGAGACAAACGCAAACACATCTATTTCGTTTTTCTTGTA